TACACCCGATGAATTCTTAATAGCAAGAGAATCTAAGTCTATTGAGGATTCTAACTTTGTTTGCCAAAGAGTTTTAAAGACGGTTTCCGAACTTAGGGAAATGGGTTATGACTTTGATGTTGACGAGTTAGGCAGTGGCGATGACATGATTGAGTATTCATCAGAAAGATTAAGTAGGTTTGCTTACGATGATTCTGCTAGATACGAAGGGTTTGGCGACTCAAATCCAGAAGAGGCGTTAAGAACTTTCTGGCTACATGAGAGTTTCATAAGAACAGATTATGATGGGGATGGTATCGCAGAACTTAGGAAGGTATGTTCTGTAGGAGATAAGGTTCTCGCAAACGAGCCTATAGATAGAATTCCCTTTGTAAGTATTACACCAGTAAAGATCCCCCACAAGTTCTTTGGTTTATCCATTGCTGATCTTGTTCTCGATATTCAGTTAATTAAGAGTACCCTGATGAGAAACCTCATGGACAACATGTACAGCCAGAACTTTGGCAGGTATGCAGTCCTTGAAGGTCAGGCAAACCTAGATGACCTCTTAACACAAAGACCAGGGGGTGTAGTAAGAGTTAAGTCACCTAATGCTATCATGCCTTTGGCAACCCCACAATTAGAACAGTCATCCTTTGAGATGCTTGGTTACTTAGATAATCTTAGGGAATCAAGAAGCGGTGTAAACAAGTATAGCCAGGGGTTAAACGATAACGCTCTAACTTCCCATACGACAGCTACTGCTGTTAATGCAACCATGACCGCAGCCCAGTCTAGGATTGAACTTATTGCAAGACAGTTTGCAGAAACTGGTGTTAAGGAACTAATGAAGAATATCTACGAGTTAGTTCTTAAAAACCAAGACAAGGAAAGGGTTGTTAGATTAAGAAATAAGTGGGTTCCTGTCAGACCCGATATGTGGAAAGAAGAGTATGACTGTAGCGTAGCAGTCGGAATAGGAAATGGCAATAGAGATCAACAGCTTATGCATCTTACAACAATGCTTTCATTTGCAGCAGATGCCATGAGAGGTGGTTTAAATATCGTCAACGAAAAGAATATGTATAATATGGGGGCAGCATTAGTTAAGAATATGGGATTCCAGAATGTAGATGATTTCTTAACCAATCCTGATACAGTTCCCCCACAACCCAATCCTAAAGAACAGTTAGAACAGGCAGAACTACAGTTAAAGCACAAAGAACTTGAAATCAAAGCTGCTGATATACAAGTTAAACATCAGAAGATGCAGCAAGAAGCAGCAAAAGATTCTGTAGATGCACAGTTGAAAGTAGCTGAACTTAACCTAGAAGCCCAGCAAGGGAGGGCAGTAGCAATAGGATAACTATGAATAATGAAGAAAGGGAGGTAAGGGCTAAAAGCCTTCTCCAAAACGAATTGTTTAATGAAGCATTTGAAGTATTAAAAAAAGAATTATTAGGCCAATGGGAACAAAGTGGTTCCCAGCATATAGATCAAAGAGAATCTATCTGGTTAGCCATAAGGCTGCTAGAAAAGATAAAGGGCCATATAACGTCAATCGTGGAAACGGGACACATGGCTAAAGTTCTTGAAAAGCAACACCCTTATATTTAGGAGGTTTATATGGTGGACAATCGAGCAGACCCACAGATTGTAGGTGAATTAGCGCAAGACCCAGGAAGCATAGGTGCAGCGCAGGAAGCATTACTTGGACTATTGGACTCTCAGGAGAAACCAGAGGAAGAGAAGGCTAAACCGTCTGAAGAAGTTACAGAAGACGTTGAACAGGAGGAACCTGAAGAGGCAGAGGAGACTGATGAAGCTGAAGAAGTTGAAGAAGCCGAAGAAGAAGATGCTGCTGATGATACAGATGAATCTGAAGAATCCGAGGAAGAAGAAGCTGAAGATGAGGAGGTCGAAGAAACCGCTCTCTATACTGTAAGAGTAAACGGAGAAGATGTAGAGGTCACAGAAGACGAACTTGTTAGAGGCTATTCAAGACAATCGGATTATACAAAAAAGACGCAAGAGCTGGCAGAATATCGAAAGCAATTAGATAATGGAGCGCAACATCTCCAGAATGAAATTGCCCAGACTCAAGCAGCGCGTCAAGAGTACGTTAATGCTATGTCCCAAGCTATTGAGTCCAATTATAGTATGGCAAAGCAATTTGAAAATATTGATTGGGAAAGACTTAAACTAGAAGACAGGGAAGAATACTTAACTAAACGAGATGAGTATCGTGAGGTTCAAGATAAAATCCAAGGCCTTCAAGTTAAGCAACATCAAGCATACGAACAGCAGAATAGGGAAACACAAGCACAGCATCAAAGATTGTTACAGGAAGAACATGCCAAGATGGTACAGATACTACCAGAATGGGGTGAGCCTGAAACTCAGAGAGCTATTGCTAAATCTATAGGTGAGTTTGCTCTATCCAGGGGTTATACCCAGGAAGAGTTAAACCAACTTGTAGATCATAGATCTATACTTGTTCTTATGGAAGCTAAAGCATTTGCTGACATGCAAGGCAAACAGTTAAAAGCTAGGGCCAAGAAAGTCAAGAACAAACCTAAAGTAGTTAGGAGTTCCGCTAAGAAAGAGAAGGCTGATAGAGGCAAAGCTATACGTACTAAACAAATGAAACGTCTTCAGGAGACTGGTCGCGTCCAAGATGCAGCAGGTCTGTTTGAAGATTTTGTCGAAATATAATAATAGGGAGTAAATTTTATGGCAATTTTAACGAACTCTAGGTCAACCTTTGATGCTGTAGGCATCAGGGAAGATCTGAGTAACATTATATACAATATATCACCAATGGACACACCATTTCTATCTAGTGCTGGTCGTGGTACATGTGATAACACTCTGTTTGAGTGGCAGACAGACGAGCTAGCGACTCAGGCTGCTAACCAACAGCTCCAGGGCGATGTACCGGATGCTCTGGCTGTGACGGAGACAGTCATGGCGCAGAACCAAACGCAGATCAGTTTCAAAACCGTGGCAACCACGGGTACTGCTGAAGCGGTGGATTTTGCTGGCAGACGCAGTTCGCAAGCCTACCAAATGGCTAAGAGGGCCAAGGAAATCAAGAGGGACATGGAATTCATGTTGACCGGAAATTCCGTACGTGTAGTGGGCGATGCAACTACTGCACCGAAGACTGCTTGTTTACAGTCTTGGTTAGGTGCGAAAACTACAGCTACGTCTAACTTGATAGATGGTGGCGCTTCAACTGTTGTCGGTATAGTGAACGTAAGTTCAAGTGTGTATGCTAACGGTACTGCTGTTAAGACGGGTACTGCACCTACAGTTCAGTTGACGCAAGCTATGATTGATCTCGTTGTTCAGAGATGCTACGAAGCAGGTGGCTCTCCAGATACGATGTTCTGTAAACCTGATCTAAAGGTTAGGTTGTCTGCAATAGCAGGTGCTTCACTGGCTGAGATAAGAACTCAGACAAAAGGTGACAAGCCCGCACATGCGATCAATGCAGTTGATGTTGTAGTAACTGACTTTGGTACGTTTAAGTTTGTTCCAAATAGGTTCTGCGATCAGGGCAGCATAGGTATTGTGTATGTAATGGACTGGGACTACTGGTCAATTAACTACCTACGCCCCTTCCAGACGCTCAATCTTGCCAAGACTGGTGATAACGTGAAGCAGATGATGCTTGCGGAGTACGGTCTTGAGGCTAAGAATGGTCGTTCTTCAGGTGCGATCATACGTGTTAAGGCGTAACATTGTTAGTGTACGATAGTACACCTACGATAGTAGTACAGGATAGTGTACTGGCAGATGATCTCTGTCAGTACATTATCACCTTTACTAAGAAAGCTAGGCCCAAACCTAATCTTATCGCTTCTAATGGAAAAGATATTAGGGATGAGTTAAGGACTAGTAGTGGTATAGGTGTAGACTTTGGCGAGAATGAAGTCATTGACAGTATTTATAAATCAATGTCTGAGATGTGTCATCTACCGATTAGTCATGCTGAACCGATGAGCATACAAAGATACAGACCTGGGGAAGAGTACAAACCTCATTGGGATGCCTTTCTACATGATGAAGACTTGCCTAAGAGCGTGAGGCTGAAAGAGTGTGGTAATAGAGCAGTTACTGTAATTGGTTGTTTGAATGATTCGGATGCTGCTACAGTATTCCCACATTTAGGATTTGGTATACAGTCCATGCAAGGAAGGGTTATTATGTTTGGTAACCTTGATGAAGATAAGGAACCCCACCCATTGTCCATGCATATGGGAACTACTCCTAGAGAGGGGGAAAAATGGATATTTACTTTATGGTTTAGGGAGAAGCCTTTTATGGAAACTAAGAAAACACTTTCAAAAAAGAAATCTGAAAAGAAGTCTACTGAAAGACATTTTAATCCAGAAAAACATTCAGAGAGTGTAATGAAGAAAGCAAAAGATATTATGAAAGAAAGGGGGTCCATGCCCATATGAGGAACATAGCTATTCTAGGTTTAGCTCCTTCCACTCATGATGATGCACCTTTTACTGACCCTGACTGGGAAGTATGGGGATTACCTTGGGATGAAGGATGGTTTCTTGGTTGTAGCAGGTTATTTGATATTCACCCTTTAGAGTGTATAAGGGAGGCAATTCCCTCATTCTACCCTCATGGTTACGAAGATAGGCTTAGAGGGTTAGGTGTTCCTTTATACATGCAGAAGGCATATCCTGATATACCCAATGCTATAGAATATCCTCTTAAAAATGTTTCTTCTTTAGTAGGGGATTATTACAACTCCTCTATCGGCTATATGTTAGCATTAGCAATATTTGAAGGGGTTGATAAAATTGGAATATGGGGAGTTGACATGGATGGCCCAGGTGAGCCAGGACATGCAAATGAATACAGAGATGAAAGACCAAACTGTGAGTATTTGCTTGGGTTTGCTAAAGCAAGGGGTATAGAAATCTATATACCTGAAGAATCTCCCCTTCTTAAGTTTCAGGGTACATTCCCTTTAGGAACGGTTATACCAAAATACACACACAGATACGGATATTTATAATATGAGCTTTGACAAAGAAGTGGGTTACGAACCTTTAAGACCAAGTTTTGTACATGAAGAACCGGATGGCACAGTAACAGTTAATACTGTTCAGGACGCGCAACCAATCGTAGATGAGGCTAAACAAGCTGCAAATGCTTATGGATCTCCCTTAACTCCCGGCAAACAATATCATGGTATGAGGGTTGCCACTATTCCTTTCAACGTATTTGAAATGTGGATGAAGGAGACTAATGGGGCAATACAGAAAGATCCAAAACTGCTAAAGAAATATCTTAACGATCCTGACAATAAGTATTTCAGAACAACACCAACGAGGATATAGTTATGTGGTTATACAAACCAGGACAACCTGGATTTACACAGACAAATTACGCTATTCTTAATCAGAAAATATATTTCTTTTCTCGTAAGTCGTAAGATATGGCGATTAATACCTACGGAACTCTTCAAACTGCTGTCGCCAATTGGCTGGACAGGGATGATCTGACATCGAGGATACCGGAATTCATTTCGCTAACTGAAGCAATATTCAATAGAACATTGCGAATAAGAGCTATGGAAACGATAGTGTCTGATAATACCCCTAGTGGAAGTAAGGAGGACGCTCTTCCAACAGGGTACTTACAGATGAGGGAGATCCATTTAGAAACAAGTCCGATAGTTCCGCTATCTTATATTACCCCTGAAATAATGTATAGGATACGAGCTGGAAGTGTTAATGGAAGACCAAATAGTTATACTATCATGGGCGAGAATATTCTATTCGGACCAACGCCAGATAGTGTATACGCATATAGTATGACATACTACAAAGCATTAGATGCGCTTTCTGATAATGCCCCAACTAACTGGGCTATACTAAATGCACCTGATATGTACCTGTATGGTACGCTTCTACAGGCAGAACCATTCCTAATGAATGATGAGAGAGTTCCGTTATGGGAGAGAGGTTTTAGACAGGCGATTTCAGACCTACAAGAACAAGACAACAAAGACAGGCATTCAGGCTCTGAAATGAGAGTTATGAATACTTCTGGCTACTATTAAGGTGTAGATTATGGCACTAGAAACTGGTAATTATATAAGTGCGCTAGTACGCACAAACCCGCTATCTTCTGATCCTGTATCTGAAGGGGATGACCATCTGCAATTAATCAAGAAAATTTTGCAGAAAACATTTCCAATGGGTACTGATGCAGACGGATCTACGAGTGGTGTAGGCCCAGGTCAGGCAGTACAAGTTATTATAGCAAAATCATCAGCACCAACTATAAGCGGTAGTGCTGCTGAATCTATGGGATTGGTTTGGCTAGATACAAGTGCTAATTTACTAAAGATAAGGAACCAAGCTAACGATGCTTGGATCACTTTAGCTGTAGACCCTGAGACAAGTAATTCTGTAGATGTAAATGCAGGAACTATAGATGGTGCTATCATAGGTGGTAGCTCACCAGCAGCGGGTGACTTTACTACGCTAGCGACTACAGGCGCACTAACTGTTGGCACTGATATAACAATATCAGGCGATGATATAATCATGGCAACCAATACGGATGCTTATATTCTGGTTGCTGATGGGACTAGCTATAATCCTGTAGCTATTAGTGGTGATGTAACTATAACAAATGCTGGTGTAGTTACCATTGGTGCTGATAAGGTTACCGCACCAAAGATCTCCTTTATTGACGACTCTCTAGCTGTAACCGATACGCACATTATGATTGCGGATGGTACAGACTATAATAACAAAGCATTGTCTGGTGATGTGACAATGGCTAACACGGGTGCTGTGACTATTGCTGATAATGCAGTTACTCTAGCAAAGCAAGCAGACGGTACGCAGGGTGGTATTATATATTACGGTGGTTCAGGTGCGCCTACAGAGCTGGCTGCTGGAACTTCAGGGTACGTCTTAAAGACTAGCGGAGCTGGCGCTAATCCAGCATGGGTTTCACAGGAAACCGTTGGCGGTGCAATAAAGATAGAGGATTTAGAAGATGTAGATGGGACACCTTCTAATGACCAATATTTAAAGTATACTTCAGATAGTGGTGGACAGTGGGAAATGGTAAACGTGGTTGGAGATGATAAGCTGACTACGAAAGGTGACATCCTTACATATAATACTGTTAGTTCAGAAGATAGGATGGCAGTTGGCACTGATGATAAAGTTCTTATGGCTGATGCAGATGCTTCCAATAATAATGGTATAGACTGGAAATATGTTAGCGGTAAAAGCATCAGGATGGGTTCAGACGCTGCTGGAGATACACTATACTTCAACGGTACTGACTATGTAAGGTTAGCTAAAGGTGCTGCCTCTGAAGTCCTAACCATGAACACTGGAGCAACCGCCCCTGAATGGGCTGCTGGAGCTTCAGGAGATATTACTGGAGTCACGGCGGGAACTGGACTAAGCGGTGGTGGAACTTCTGGCGCTGTTACATTAAATGTTGAGGCTTCCCAAACTCAAGTAACCGCTCTTGGAACTATTGCTACAGGAGTTTGGAGCGCAACAGATGTTGCTGTTGCAGCGGGTGGCACTGGTGCTAGTACGGCTTCAGCAGCACGTACAAACTTAGGGCTTGCCATTGGTTCAGATGTTCAGATTTATAACGCAGATACAGCTGTGACAGATGAAGATCAAGATTGGACTGGCTCTCAGAGGGCTACTCCAGTTACGGATAACGATGGTAGTTATGATATGGATTTAGGGCAGAACTTTATCACTACCCCATCAGGTGCTACTGCAATTACATTTACTAATATAG